TCCTACGCAACAAAGCGCATTAGCCCAAGGTGCTAAATCTATTTTTGGGAATGCTGATGTTAAGTTAACCGATGCTAATGGCAATCAAACCATGGCAGGTAAGATTAATGATGAATACCAACAAGCTGCTAAAGACAATCTAATAGCACAAGGTCTTGATAACGATTCCCTCAAGATGAAGAGGATGGCTACATTTGAGACTGACCCATCTAAACGTGCTGAGATGATGAATAAAGCATCTGAAGTGGCACTTAGAGCACAACAAATTAGAGAGAAGAACCAAAAGCTACAGGACGACTATAAAAAAGAATGGCAAGATGTCCAAGCTCAAGGTCTTCTTAATATGGCTAATGCTAAGACTCAAAGAGAAGTTGACCAAGCTCGTAAGGATTATGAAGATAAGACTGGTACTCCAGTTCCTGCATTTATTCCTGATAAACTTGACCCTAATGGAATGCGTAAGGCATTAGACAATCCTAATATTCCTAAAGCTGTTGGTGATGCAGTACGTAAAGATTTGCGTGACCAACAAACTGCTCAAGACCTTCATGCAGAACGTCAACGTAGACTTCAAAAAGAGCAAGCTGCAGACCAAGGTAATGGCCCAATATCTCAAGCTGGTAAAACAATTGATTTGGACAACTCTCAACAAGTTCAAAACTTTACCAACATGATTAACAAGAAAGCTAAGACCGTTAAAGATGTAGCCACTAATGGCGAAGTTAAAACGGTTCTTTCTCAAATCTCTCCTGAATATCGTGCAGATTTGAATAGTTCTTCTGCTATTAAAGATGTTAATGCAAAGCTAGATACTGCTAGACAAGCATATAAGATTTCTGATTTCGTCTCTTCAAATAAAATTACTACTGGTAAATTTGGAGAACTTTATAAATCATTAGATGCTTATGACTCTTCTCCTGCTTCTACAGATAGCATTAATAAGGTTGTAAATAACCAAGAATTGTCAAAAATGATTCTTGACTATGCTAATGCTTATTCACGTTCTGCAACAGGTCGTGGAGTAGCAACTATTGCCGAGTTGAAAGCTGCTCTTAAAACATTCAGCGAAGGCAGTATGTCTGGCACAAGCTCTGCAAAAGTATTTAATTTCATGGGAAATAAAACAGAGCAAGAAATTGCTGATAAATACTTTGGTGGCGATAAAGATGCCGTTAAACTGAAGCACACAAAAATGGAAAGTCAAGATGGTAAATCTGAGGAAGGTAAAGCTCCAGCAGAAGCCATTTCTCACTTGAAAGAGCATCCTGAACTCAAAGAAGCATTTAAGAAGAAATACGGTTATTTACCAGAGGGTATGTAATGGCTGATAATCCATTTGACCAATTTGATACTCCAAGTGCGACTGCAAATCCTTTTGACCAATTCGACAAGAAAGAACCCACTATTCTTGAGAAGGCAAAAAAGACTGTAGAGTCTGCTGCTGATACCGTATTAAAGCAAGGTGGATTAGTTGACCTTCGCAAGTTCCTTACACCTGAAAGAGCATTGCAAGCCGTAACTACAGATGTATCCAAGAAGATTGGAGCACCAATTGTAAAAGATGTTTCATATCATCCTGAAATGGTTGGTTCACAATCTATTGGCAATTATGCTAAGGCTGCAGCCAAAGGAGGAATGGAAGGTCTTATTGGTGGTGCTGGTGTTGCTCCATTCGTAGGTGGCCCTGGAGGTATAGTTGGTGGAGCAGGACTTGGTGCTTTGCAAGGATTGGCTGAAACCGCTGCTGCTGACTTAGGATTAAGTCCTGACCTTCAAAAGGCTGCTGGTATTGTAGGGCCTGCTGCTGCTGGATTGGTTTTGTCTAAGATTCCACAAACTCCACAACAGGTCAATTCTGCATTATCAAATGATGCAATGAATAGCATTAAAAGCAAGATTGCTAGTAAAGCAATTAACAAGGCTTTAGGATTACCATATTGGACTAGCTCTATTATTGAGAAGGTTCCAAAAGTATTCCAAGGGTTTGCTGAAAAGATTGAGTCTCCTGACTATCAAACTGTTGGTAAAACTCTAGGCGCAAAACCTGAAACTATTGGTAAGACAGAGTTTGGATTTACAAAACAAGCTCAACAAGAACTTGCTTCAGAACATCCAACAATTGAGCCAAGTGAAAAGGGTAAATATTCAACTCCTTTATATGAGCAAGCAAAGAATGCTTATAACGAAGCTGCAGCAGAGGAGCCATTTACATCGTCTCCAGAGTTTAAATCTTTAACAAAAGATATTCCTGCTGAAAAGACTAAGTTTTCTAAACTATTTCAAAATCCTGAAAAAGAAGATTTAGTAGGTGAAGACGTAGTCAATAACCTTCATTACAATAGCCCTCATGTATCAGATAATGATATGAATAGGGCTAGAGAAGCATTTAATAAATATCTGACTAGAACCACTGGCGCAGACCATGAGCAAATTGCTCGTGAGGCTTATATGAAAGAATCTATTGCTGCTGCTAAAGACTCTCTTCCAATCATGTTTGAAGAGAATGATTCCAAGGGTATTAAGAAGCAACTTTGGAATCTAAGCAAAGAACCTGAAGGTAAAGCATTATTTAATGATGAATTAACCTATCATCTTAAAAATACCAATGTGAACCAAGCTAAATCTCTGTGGAATAAGATTGGTAAAGATGTAAAAGATAGCTTTGGCATGGATGACGAAACATATAAAACGGTTACAAATGCCATTGAAAAAGCTAAAACTCCACAAGAAATTGATAGAGCAACCCGTATAATGAAGAGGTTTGCTGGCCCAGCACTCGGAGTATCTGTTACTAACAAAAAAGAGGAGAATGAATAATGCCACTTAAAAAAGGTAGTTCTAAAAAAACCATTTCATCTAATATCAAAACTGAAATGAAGGCTGGTCGTCCACAAAAGCAGGCAGTGGCGATTGCACTTTCAAAAGCTGGTAAATCTAAGAAACAAAAGAAGATGAAATAATGAAGATATTGCTCCTTGACCCTGCTGGTGCATTAGTTGACTTTGGCGTTCGTTGTCTTGCAGAAGGACACGAGGTTAAGCAATGGGTAAAGCCACACGGTCAGGAGCGTTCTAAGATTGGTCGTGGATTAATTGACCAAGTTCAAAACTGGCAGATTCATGCCAAGAATGCAGACTTAATTGTTTTGTCTGATAACGCATACCAAATGCGTGAATTAGAGAAATTCCATGAAGAAGGTTATCCTATTATTGGGACAAACCAATTAGGTGCTAAATTAGAGCTTGACCGTGATTATGGTCAGGACATTATGCGTAAAGCTGGACTCTCTGTGATTCCTTCACATGAATTCCATGACTATAACTCTGCAATTGATTTCGTAAAGGCTAATCCTACTCGCTATGTATCCAAACCTTCAGGAGATGCTGACAAAGCTCTATCCTACGTATCTAAATCACCTGCTGACATGGTATTCATGTTACAAAGATGGAAGGAAACAGGTAAACGAAGGGATTTCATTCTTCAAGAGTTTGTTCCAGGTATCGAATTTGGAGTAGGAACTTGGATAGGCCCTAATGGATTTTCTAAAAATATATTAGAGGGATTTGAGCATAAGAAGCTCATGTCAGGAAACTATGGGTGTAATACTGGCGAACAAGGTACGGTTATTAAATACGTCAAAGAGTCTAAGATATTTGACGATACTCTCAGACGATTTGAAGACTATTTATGCTACATTGGTCATACTGGTTATGTCGATTTGGCTTTCATAATTGATGAAAAAGGCGAACCTCGTCCATTAGAGTGGACTATGCGTAAGGGATGGCCTTTATTTAACATTCAACAGGCTTTACATAAAGGCTCTGTTGTTGACTGGATGGTAGACCTCATTAATGGTAAAGATACTCTTAAAGTTCGTTCAGACGTTGCTACTGGTGTGGTTATCCCTATTGGGGATTACCCTAGGTCTAAGACTACTGGGCGTGACCATTCTGGATTTCCTATCTATGGCTTGCCAGAAGAATTGTCTAACGATTTCGCATTATGTGAGGTAATGGTTGGAAATGCCCCACAGAACGACGAGAATGGCATTGTAGAGCGTCCTAGCCTTGTGACGGCAGGTGACTATGTACTCGTGGCAAATGGGCTAGGAAAGACCGTTAAACAAGCCTGTGAACGTGCCTATAAAAACGTCGATAAAATCGAGATTCCTGACTGTATTAATGTCCGTGATGACATTGGAGAGGGATTAGAGAAGCAATTGCCTATTTTGCATGGTTATGGCTATGCAACTGAATTTATATATGACAGTTCTGAAGAATAATGGCAAAACTTCAACCGCCTCCTCCTAATACGCAAGACGTAAACACGAAACAGTGGAAGGACTGGCTATATAGTATTTTCCAATTTATTAACCAGCAAACTGGTACTTTTGGGACAATGGCTTATGAAAATGCTAATTCTGTAGATATTTCAGGAGGAAGCATTGGTGGAGTAGGTATTAGTGGGTCTACCATTAATAGCACTACTATTGGGGCTACAACTCCATCCACCATTAAAGGGACTAATATTGTAGCAACAGGGCAGTTTGATGGCCCTGGAACAGGACTTACGGGTATACCCTATACTGGAATCACAGGATTAGCTACAGTAGCTCATACAGGAGCTTATTCTGACCTTACAGGAAAACCGACAGGATTATCTGTCACCATTACTACAGCAAAATTAACACCTACTGGCACAAATGGAAGCATGACCTTTACCAATGGAATATTAACTGCACAAACTCAAGCGACTTAACCATGGCAATCAATCTTACAGACGATGAATTAGAAGAATTAGTTGAAAAAGTAACTGAAAAGGTAATCCAAAACTTTTATCAATCCGTAGGGGAAACTGTTACCACCAAGATAATGAAATTGGTAGGAGTAGCAGCAGTGTCATTTTTATTGTGGATGATGGGGTCTGGACATTTCTCTATTAAATGAGGATTTATGCCAGATGGATTCGGATTTTCGGACGGAATTAAATCTGTCAGTCATAGCCTTAATGCCACTAGAGATGCTTCTAATGAACTCTCTAAAAGCATAGAAGGAATACAGAAAGATGGTCTTGATGTTGCTCAACGATTAGCTAGAGAACGACATAGGGCATATAGAGAAGCAGAATTAAGGAAGCAAAATATCCTTATTAGAGCATTAGATTCATGGAAACAAAAGAAGCAAATCTCCGATGAGGAGGCAAAGTTAAAGATTGATTTTGTTAAGAAGTACGGTTCTAAAGAATGGGATTCAGTATTAAGAATTAAATTAGACATCGAGAACTTAGAACGTAAAGAAAACGAAGACTTCCAACATGATTTAAAGGAGGTTCGTAGAGTTCAGATGTGGTGTTTTATAGTAGCATTAATAATAACTTTATGGCTTAAATTTGTATTGGGTATTATATGAACGATGATTTTGATTGGATAATGTGGGCTTGGTTAGTAGGTGTAGTCTATATGGCATTGGCTATTTGGGTATATTGGAGATAATATGATGAATAATGTATTGAAAACAATGATGACTGGTAAGGACAACCATACACACGACATTGCTAAATGGGCTTGGTTAGGCGGATTCTTTGCTATCGTAGCTGCAGCTATCTATGAGATTGCTATGGGTCACTCTATTAGCCTCATGGAGATTGCTACCTCATTAGGCATTGTTTCAGGTAGTGGTGCAGCAAGTGTCGCAGGTAAACAACTATCAGGAGCAGAGCCTGAACCAAAGGAGTAACCATGTGGAAAAATATTATAGAATTAGCAACCAGCTTTATAGGAGCGTCTAGTGTCCAAATTTACATATATATGGCTATCGCTATCGGTAGTTTTGGTGCTGGCTTCTATATTGAGCATTTACG